ATACCTTTCCAAAAGTTCTCCATAAACCAACATATTTTCTTTAATATTCCCTTTAATCTTAACCAAATACCGCTTCTCTTTCTCGACCTCGTAGCCGAATTGGTGCATGTTGACGAGGGTTTGAAATGTGGTTATTGAACAGTCCATCCATCTTTTAAATTCCGATTCCTCTTGATGATTCCAATTATAGATGTAATCCCAAATATAATGGTTTAAATCATGTTTTTTCTTCTCATACCAATCCGCCACACACTGCGGAACTTTGACTGGTTTGGGTTCGTCCAGTTGTTTGACCAATTCTAAAACAAATTCCGCTTTTAAGTATGGTTCATCTAATTTTTTAATTCTCTCAATCAATTCCTGCTTATTCATCTTCTAACTCCTCAACTCACCTTGTGGCTTTCCAGATTTCCAAATTCTTGGCCATGGTTTACAAAATATGAACCAATCAGGATAGCGTCAGCCTCGTCGTCTTTGACGTTCAGGTCGAATTCATCGGACACCTTAGCAACAGCCTGCAGCTTCATTGATTTTTTACTTCGGTCCTTGTAGCTAAACTTCCAATACTTGCGCCAGGTCGACACGTTCACAAAGTACACATTGTCAGCAATCAGTCGGCCAAGAATGATACCTGTCACAATTCCAATACTGATCATGGACTGCTGATTTGGCCCCATGACCGAGTTCTTCTCGACCACAATCGATTCAAAATGGCAGTCGTACTTCTGAAGCGCTCTCGATTGAATAGCTCGCAATTCACTAGCCATGAACCGCCCACGTTCAAAGAACGATTTGCTTTTATGCTTTAAGACACCACTCTGAACAAGGTCAGAGCCGTTAAATACGGCCCAGCCTGTCGCAGTAGTTGAAATGTCCAATGATAATGTCAGTGAACTCATTGCAGTTCTCCCTTGAATCCACAGAGATCAAATAGGTTTCGTTTATTACTCTCAATAAACTCAAAGAACTTCTGAAGTTCGGCTAAGTGGCGCTTTTCTCTCTTGATTCCAAGGCTCGTATGATACTCTGTCGGCATTTTCGGTGTCGCCTTAATATCTAACCAGTAGAGAGGCTCAAACACGTCGCCACTTGTATCAAGAGAAGCATCTGCATCTGTATTTCTAAAATGCATCTGCATATCATATTCAATTTTATTGGTGATCGTGATGGTCTTGTTCACGATTTCAAGTGTGATATCTGTTCCTGGTATGTCGATTTTATTTAACATTTTTTGCTTCCTTTTATTTCAATTCTTTTGCGATAGCAGCAATGACATTGACTGTCACACTGTTTCCTGCTTGTTTATATAATTGACTGTTCGAGTTGACCTCTTGCGCTTTGTCAAAAGCCCAGTCTGGGAATCCTTGCAATCTCCAACATTCACGAGGTGTCAGCTTTCTAATTCTAAAATCAGGCTCAATTACTCCTTGACTTTCTCCAGTCAATAAAGTATTTGCTATCTGCTTACCAACTCGACCTCTACGAGTTTTCGAATTAGGGTGTGACAAGTTTACACTATCACCAATTTGTGCTTCAGCGTATCCTTGAGATGTTGCTTCTTTCACTCTGATTTTAGGTTCAAGACCTCCACCTTGATAGGCTCGGATTGTTGGTGCGATGCCGTCTGTTTCGTAAACCACTCCACATTGATTAAAATTGGGTTGCAGGATTCCGAACTGTTTTATAGCGACCTGCTTAGGCTCTTTGTAATCTGTTGCGGTTAAAGTTCCCACTACACCACCTGAACCATAGACCACGCTTTTAGTTCCTTTACTTGTGCCATTCGGATTTTTAGTATTGCCTATAATTTCTATTTTTGGTGGTTGATAATCAGATTGTTCACTTTCTCCGCTGATAGGAAAAACGTTTCTGGTACGTTCTCCTCTAAGATGTCCGATAATGAACACACGTTCCCGATTTTGGGGGACTCCAAAATTCTTGCTATTAAGCACTTGCCATTCCACATCATACCCCAATTCGTCCAAGGTTCGGATGATGGTTTCAAATGTAGCCCCTCCGTCATGGTTGAGGAGTCCTCTGACGTTCTCAAGGAATAAATATTTAGGTCTGAGAACAGATGCGAACCTACAGATTTCAAAGAACAAAGTTCCTCGTGTATCTTCAAAACCTCGTCTGTTTCCTGCAATTGAGAAAGCTTGGCACGGAAAGCCTCCACAGATAACGTCCACACTTCCGAATCTTCGAATAGACTCATCTGTGGCTCTTGTAATGTCATGTAATTCAATTTCTCCTTCTGTGTTATGTATCGCTTTATAACTGGCTCTAGCGTATTTGTCTATTTCACAAAATCCAACGCATTCATGCCCGGCGGACTCCATACCAAGACGAAAACCGCCGATGCCAGCGAATAAATCCAAAAATTTCATCTGTTTATCTAAAAAATGCGACTGCCTTTGTGATAATTGGCTAAATACGGGCAGTCGCTCGTCCAAAGTCACATGACCCTTACTGACGTTTTCTAGTTCGCAGTTTTACAAGAATGCACGGCTTGTTAGTTTTTGAGTTGTTTCCATTTTGGAAATAGTTGTTTTTGGTTATTTTGATTCTTCAATAGCAAACATGTCCTCGAATTCATCTGTCTGCTCTTTAAATTTCATCGGGCTGTCCCCTCTGAAATAAAATCCATTTTCATCCAATTCCCCTTTAACTCCTGTCGCCCAAGACAAGAAAACTGAACCTTGGCAGTCAGGACAATTCATGAATTTAAAGTAAGACGGGACTTTCCACCGCTTCGCACATCCGCAAAATGGGCATTGTAGATCGACATCTACCTTCTCACTTGGTTTCTGAGAAACCGCTGGACTTCCGCTAAATTTTGCTGAAAACCTGTCTGTGACTTCTTTGATATTGACAGGATCAATTTCAGCTAACTTCTCAGCATCATTTTTTAAAACGGTCTTTATATCTCCAGGCTCTTTCTGACTCAAATCCTCAAGGATTTCATCAGACCCTGTGACCATCTGATAGGCCTTGAATAAGGTCTGATAATCAAGTTCCTGTGCTCTCTCAAAACTCAATTTTACGTCATCTTGTTCAATATAGATTTTCATTCTTTCCTCACTTTTTTCAAACTTAATAATTACTTTCAATCAAGTCATTCAAGCTAACTACTGCATTCAGTTTTTTCTGACTTCTGCAATAATCGCAATGACCACATTTTTTAGGCTCTTTCTGACCTTGGATAACATCCCAAACTTCGACAATTTCAGACTTGATTTTGTCTAAACCTTCTTCAAGCCATTCATCATCGATTTTCAAAATGTCACGATCTGGAACGTTTTCCTTGCTGACCGCTACAATGTATGGTCTAAAATCATTCCCAGTCATTTGTTTCAGCAATTCACGATATAGACCAAGTTGTCCATGATATCCAAAGTTAAGAATATTGTTAACTGCTGCAGGAACTTTCTTTTTAAGTTCTGCGCTCCATTCTTCAGCGTAGATGGACTTCATGGTTTTTAAATCCACGAAATAGCCACGGCTTAGATTCACACTGTCCAGCTTTCCTTTTACTGGTACGCCCTCGATTTCTCCATAGACAATCAACTCTTTTTGAACTTCATCTGACGGATAACCGTGATACAAATGATTAAATCCATCATCGTCCCTTAGGCTTGCAATCATCTTATCGCCAATCACAAAGTCAGATTTTAGATTTCCTTTGTTCTTTCCAGTTTTAGCTAGTAACTTGTCACCATTTTCATTCATGAACTGCTGATGTGCTCCTGGACTTTCAAAGTAGCTATGGACATAGTTTCCGAGTAGGAGAGGGGTTTCGTCTCTCTCCTCAATCCATTGCCCACTGTCCAAAGCAAAGGCCTTAGCCTGACATTGCTGATACTGCTTAAAGCGTGAGTTGGTCAACCAGCTCGTGTCCTGGTAGTAGTTCTCTTGTGTTAGTTCTTCCATGGCTACTGCTCCTTGATGTTAGTCGTATTGCCTTCAAACAAGCTGATCTCTTCCAAAACTTCGCCCGTTTCTTCGTTAAAGGCTGGAATTTCATCTGCTGGGTATTCGGTAGAAGCTAACTCGTCAGGATTTGCCGTTTTTTCAGCCGTTTTTTGGGGTGTTTTAGTTTCTTCGGCAAATTCTCCGTCCATCACGTTATCGCCCTCCGTGAGCTCGCTGGGTGCTCCTAGGATACCGTCCAAAGTTTCAGTAACTGGTTCTTGAGTAACGTCTTTGATCTCGTTCTTGTTTGAGATTGTACTATCTGCATTGTCTGCCACAATCGCATCTTGTAATTCCGTCGAAAGAGGGGCGTATGTTGACAACATATGCTTCAATACCGTTTTTCTGGCCATAGCATCAAAATCAGACTGCCAAGGACTGTACTTACTAGAGAATGACTGACTGTACTTCTTACCATGCGCTTGAACTCGTTCTTTGGTCCAAAATACAGTTTTTTCAAAACCATTTGCAAGGCGCATGAATGCAAAGTATCCGACAACCTTTTCTTTTTCTTTTGGAATAGCAGACATATCCACTTCAAGATCCTCAGTAAGAGGGTTAAACCCTTTATATTGGCTTTCGTAGATTTCCCCTGCGTTCAATCGTGTCACTTGTCCGCTACGTTGTGCTAGCTGAATCAATCCTTTGTATCCGATTTGGAATTGTGCTTGGTTCTTGTATGGTACGATATAAGCATATCCAAGACTCGGCTCGATTGGTAGGTTTAGGACTGCGGCCTTCATAGCAGCGGTCATGATGCTTTCATTTGTAGCCTTAGCAAGTAGATTATTGTTTGTTACGACACTTAGCAAACTCGCAACAAATTGCTGACCATTGCCGTTTACTACTTCTGAGAATTTCTGTTTTACTGCTGGTGAGTTAAAAAATTGTTTATGTGTTAGTTCGTTTGTCATTTTTTTCTACCTTTCGTCTTCTTCAAATTCCAATTTTCACGCTTCAAGCGTCGATTTTCGTTTTGCAATTTCAAAATAATATTTTGTTGTTCGTTGATGATTTTCCCCAGCTCGAGACCAAGATGAATATATTCAGCTCGCCAGTTATCAATTTCTTCGTGTAGCTCCTGAATCATACTTCATCACCCACATATCGATACTGCCCACATCCAACATAGATGTACTGGCTTGGGTCAAGTTCTTCACGTTCTTCAGGCGGTTGCATTATATCTCTGTCATAATCAAACATGAGCATACACCTTTCCAAGTTCAAGCACTCGTTTCACATATCTAGCCTTGGATGTTAGCCCAAGGTCCAGTAATTCGTTTTTTTCTTCATGATTGGCCAAAAGCCATACACGGTTTTCAAGTTCAATTCTAGTCATTATCTGATCCTCAGCGTAGCACTTTCATAATCGCTTTCTTAGGTTCTGGCAAAGCTAACGGCTCAGGCTTCAAACCTTCAGGGCGTTCGTTATCAAACGTAAATCCTTGAAACTCTCTGCGGATGTTTTGACGGATTTCCTCACGTTCAAGCTCACGACCGATTTCAACCGCTTCGTTAAACGCTTGTATAATTTTCGTATCACGTTCTTCCAACTTTCGTTGTTTTTCAAGTTCGTGCAATTCCATTTGTCGTGCTAAAATCCCAGCACCAATAAATCCCAAAATCACTGCGCCAGTTCCTAAAAGCTGATTAATTAATGGTGGTTCAAACATTTTTATACTCCTAACATTTTTTCTTTCTTGATATTCTCAAGCATTTCTGATAAAGTTTCTTTCTTCGCACGATAGCGATTACGACTTTTCCATTTGACGAACATGCGAAATCCTTCGTAATCGATAAATACAATCTTATGAGTTGGGTTATCGATGAATTGCTTGAAGTCTGGATGTTCTCTCATTTCACCCGCCCAGACTTTTGCAGTCCCTGGAGTCAACCCTTCCCACCTCTGACAAAGATGTTTGTAATCACCATGCGTGGCTTTTTCGTCCACATCAACTGGCTTATAGGTAATTTCTGTTTTAGGCATGGCAATTTCCTCTCTTTCGTGTTATAATCATGTTGAATATTTAAGTATGCGCCTGATTGCCGTCAGGTGCTTTTTGCATATCTCGTTTTCGTTCACGAGATAAATTAGTTCTAAACTTAATTTTTCTATTAATCCCCCTTTCTAAAAAACACTAACTCCTTGTTTTTCCCAATAATCTATGTACTCTTGTTGTGCTTGTCCGTTATATCCACACGCATGGAATGCCAAGCCGTAATTACTATCACTTTCTTTTTTGTCTAACAAAACTTCTAATTCTGATTTGACGAATTTTTTTAACGCTTTTAAATCGCCACATGGATAAAAAAACTCGTACCCATCAATTACTAACTGCCATACCCACCCAAAAGGCGTTTTGTTATAAATGTATTTGATTTCCATTTTCCTACTCCTCCCTACGCTTGACTAAAAGCGTTCAGTTCCATAATCTTCATCTTGGTATTAGTGCTTGGCTCCCACATCATCCCCTCCTAACTCGTATAAATTCCGCCATTTCTGGCAAAGGCTCGTAGTTCGTTCATCTTTCTTGTGAACTGGTAGTCGTCAGTTTTAAGTAACTTATCTTTCAGCAAGCTAGATAGTCCGTAGTGGTTATTTTCAAACTGTTCAATAATTTTCTGACGTTCTTCAGTAGTCACTTGCTGACAAGGTGCGTCTGGACTCTGTGTCATTGCTAAATTTGAACGCATTAGTCTTCATGTTTCCTTTCGTTATTCTATCTACGAGGCTTTTCTCGT